GGATAGCCCAGCTTCGCATCGACATGGGCATAGGCAGCGCGCCGACGTGCGTCGGCCCCGGCGGTCAGCCAGTCGTAGTCCTCCAGCTGCAGACGGTCGAAGGCGGGCCATGCCCAGCCGGCGGGCAGATTGGCGCGCTCCAGCTCGGGCATTTGCCCGTCGAGGATCGTGGGCGCGAAGGCCAGCAGCATGACCTGCGCCGAGCCCGCCGCCGCGTCGCGCACCGCCTGTGCCAGCGCGGCGGTGGATGCGGCCAGCACCGCGCCCGCCTGGTCGAGCAGAGCGATACGATCCGCATCGTGGGCCGTGCGCATATCGCCGATGACCGGCGGATCGCCGCCGAAGGCGCTTTTTGCCGCATCGTCGTAAAGACACGGCGCATAGCTGCCCGGTGTTACCCACCACCAAGGCTCGCCGATCTGGAAGCGGACGGGCAGGCCGTGCTCTTCGGCGATCCGCACGAAGGCCGCCGCGACCTGCCGCAGGTAGTTCATCGCGCCGGCATGGGCTGGCGAGAGCAGGGCGGAGGGCGGCTCCCACCCGGTCTGCGCAGGCGCGCCGTCGGCGCTGCGCTGCTTCCAGTCGTTCCAGCAATGCGCGTCGAGCAATTCGTAGGATAGCGACCAGATGATCTCGAAGCCCGCCGCCCCGGCCTCGGCGGCAAAAGCGCGGTGCCACGCGGCGCACGCATCGTTGAGCACGCCGCCCGCCAGGCTGACGTAATGCGCGGTGCCGAGCGGTTCGAGCCGGAAATAATGGCTCATCCCGACATAGTGGAGCACCTGCGAGCGATAGCCGAGATGGCGGATCTGGCGGATCAGCCGCGCGGGCGTCTGATTGAAGCAATCGTCGTAGGCGGTCGCGATCCGCTCGCCATGCTCGGGCAGCAGGCAATCGCCGATCGCCAGCATCGCGCGCGCGCCGTCGCAGGACATCTCGCTGAGCTCGACCCAGCCATCGGCGCGGGCGGGCAGCTGCGCGGTGCTGCCCGGCACATAGCCCGGCGGGACGAGCGAGATGAACATGCGCTCGATAGCGGACGGATAGATCGGCTCGCCCGGCAGGCCGAAACCGCTCTGGAGCTTTGAGAAGGGCAGCGTAATGCGCGCATCCTCGGGCGAGCCCTCCGCATAATTCCACAGGCGTACGTACCAGCTGCGTGCGGCCCCGCTCGCATCGCGGCCTTCGATCGTCAGCGTGGGCCCGTGAACCGCGTCGAGCGCGACGATCCCGCCGCTGCGCCAGCGAAAGCTCAGCTCGGTATGCGCGTAATCGCGGTCGGACGCGTAGGCGTGGAGCGGGTGGTCGAGCGTGTCTTCGCTGTCCCAGATCAGTCCCGCCAGCTCTCCCTTGTGGTGGAATTCGCACGTCACGCGCAGGGAATCGGGCGCGGTGGTGACGACGCTTGCCATCATCGGGCGCGGGAAATTGACCGTCCAGAAGCGCGGATCGAAGCGCTGGATGAAGTCGGTCTCCTGCCCGTTGCGGGCGGACGCAAGCCAGAAGCTCATCGGGAGTTCTCCATCGCGCGGCGCACTGCGGCGGCGATCTGGCGGCTCGATCTTTCGAGGGCTACGGGCGCGGTGGTTCCCTGAGGGGCGGCGAGGTGGATCGCCACGTCCACCCGCTGCGCTCCGGCATTCTGCGCCAGCGGTACGATCCGCCCGTCGCCGGGCGGCACGAAAAGTTCCGGCCCGCGCTCGCCGACGAGATAGCCCCGCTGCGCGCTGACCGGCCCACCCGTCGCGCGCCCCGGCAGGCCGAACGCACCGCTGAAGATCGGGCCGAGGATCTCGCCCAGCGGGTTCTGCTTTCCGAACAGATCGCCCAGCCCGATCTTGAGCGCCTGGCTCGCGATTCGGTCGATCGCCTTGAGCGCGACGGCCTGCAGATCCTCGAAGCCGAGGCTTCCGCGCCGGATCGCGGAGAGCAGCCCGCGTTCGAGGACATCGCCGGCGAGGGCGAAACCGGACACCAGTTCGCTGTCCAGAGCGCGGCGCATCTGCGCGATATCGTCGGAAAATCCATGCGTGCTCGCGCGCACGTCGATCACGAGTTCGTCGAGCATGTCAGTCATCGGGGTGGGCCTTCATCAAGTCTTCGAGATCGCTGCGGGTCAGGCTTTCGCCAGCGGGGGCGGTCGACCCGAGTGCGGTCGCCAGCTCTGCGGGGGTTGCGCGCCAGAAGGTCTCCGGCGGCCAGCCCAGCGCCTGTGCGGCCAGCGCCGCCAGCGGGCGGATGCCCCTGCCGAATTCGCCGCTCATCGACCTTGCAGGATCGCTGCCAGAAGCGCGCGCAGCGGCCTGGTCGCCGCAGCCAGCCCGCCGGCGAGGATCGCTTCGCCCACACCATCGCGGGTCAGGCCGTCGCGTGCTTCGAGGCAATGCCAGAACAAGGCGGCGATCTCGGCCAGGCGCAGCTGCCCCTCGCCCGCCCGTTCGACCAGCGCGAAGAGCGGGCCGAGTTCTTCCTCCGCCGCGACGAGCGCGCTGAAGCTGGGGCGCAGCCTGCGCTCTTCCCCCGCGATGCGGATGCTCGCCTCGCCCCTGATCGGATTGGGTGAGGGATGGGACACACTCATACGCTCGCGACCGGGCCCGAGCTTTCGAGCTGGATCGTGTAGTTGCGCTCCCCGTTGAAATCGCCCGAATAGTCGAGCCGCTGGACGAGGAAGCGCCCGCGCAGCCGCGCGCCATCCTCGAACGAAAGCTCGTAGGTGTCGATCGTCCCGGCGAGCGCGTGGCCCTGCACCCGCGCCTCGGCATCCGAGCCGAGGAAGATGCCGCCCGCGCTGACCGAGACGGAGCGGGTGCCCGCGCCCGACAGCAATTCGCGCCAGCCGCCCGATCCCTTGTGCGTCACCACCACGCTGTCGCCATTGATCGACATCTGCGTGGTGCGCAGACCGGCGACGGTCGCGTAGGCGGGCGGCGATCCGCCATCGCCGATCTTGAGGAGGAAGGCGGAGCCTTTCTGGGCAGTCATATTGATACCTTTGCAGAAATTCCGCTCGCCCTGAGCTTGTCGAAGGGTGGTCCTGTTTTCGAACCGGCGGAGAAGATGAAGGACGGGGCTTCGACATGCTCAGCCCGAGCGGGTTTAGGGGCTGGGCGATTCCAAGAGGCGGAAACGGTATTCGCGCAGGATCGCGCGGGCATTGTGCGCGCGGCGCTCGGCGCGGCCCCGCAGGAAATGCGCGCCGACAACTCGAAATCCTGCCTGCGCTGCGGGGAGCGAGAGCACCCGCGCATCCACCTGCCCGGCAATATCCGCGCCGGTCGCCGGATCGTCGCCATGCAGGCGCAATTCGAAAGCCACGCGGATTTCGCGCCCCGCCTTCGTCTTGGTGCTCCAGTCGATCGATGCGCTGGCGACCAGCGCGAGCCAGGGTGGCGAGGCACGCTCGACCTCCGCCTCGTCGACGATGTTGAGGGCACCTGCGATCTGCGGATCGGCCCGCAGGTGATCGAGCAGCGCAGCGCGCAGCGGCGTTTCCATCAGTCGTCTCCGAAATCGGGCCAGAGTTTCGCGGGCGAGCGCCACGGATGGCCGCCTTCTCGCCGCGCATGCGCCTGCGACCGGGCGCGCGCATCGAGCCGTCGCAACGCACGCTTCTCCAGCGCATGGGTCAGCCGGTCGAACGCGGGTATCTTCGCGCGGATCATGCCAGCCTCAGGATGCGCCACGGACGCCACAGGGCGGCGATGGCGGCAGGCGGCTCGCTCGTCCCCTGCTCGCCCTCGCGGTGGAGGAAGGCGGCGAAGCGCAGGATGCCGTGGCGCAACCCGTCGGGCAGGCTCGCCCAGTCGGACGCCAGCCCTGCCTCGAACGTCACGACCGTCCGGCTGAGGAAGGGGCCGCTGCGCAGGCGGATGCGCGCAGAGCCATCACCCGAGAGGTGCAGATCGTAGGCCTCCTCGCTCAGCGCTTCGCGTGCGCCATCCTTCGCCAGGGTTTCGACGGCGGTCATGCGCGTGACCGGCTGGCTGACCAGCCGCACCCACTCGTGGCTCGCGTCGAGCGTTTCCTCGATCGTCGCGGCGAGCGGCGTGAGGCCGGTGAAGCGTTCGCACGCCTCCACCCCCGCGCCGATCAGGGCCGAGAGTTGCGCGTCGTCGGCGGTGCGCGTGATGCCGAGCCAGTGCTTCAGCTCGGCGAGCGCCGGGGCGAGATCGCCGCCGGCAAGGACGGTGCGCATCATGGCGGCCTCCTGAAAATCTTGAAAGAAATGCGCCCGCGCCGCGTCGTCCTCGCACGGCCAAGGGGAGGAAGCCGGAGGAGCTGTCGCGGCGCGGGCGCGCAGGGCGCGGAGCGAAATTCCGCACCCTGTCGGCGTCAGGCTTCGATGCGCAGCAGCTTGATCGCTGCGCTGTCGAGCACCTGTCCGCCGATCCGCTTGGTCGCGTAGAAGTGGACGAAGGGCTTGTTGGTGAAGGGATCGCGCAGCACCTGCGTCGCGCTGCGTTCCGCGATCAGATAGCCGTGGCGGAAATTGCCGAAGGCGATCGGATATTCGTCCGCCGCGATGTCGGGCATGTCTTCCGCCTCGACCACGGGGTAGCCGAGCAGGCGATCGGGCTGGCCTTCCACCAGTCCCGGCTGCCACAGGAACGCGCCATCGGTGGTCTTGAGCTTGCGCACCTCGGCCAGCGTGGCGGAATTCATCACGAAGGCCGCGCCCTGCCGGTGCCCGGCCTTGAGCGTGTGGACCAGGTCGATGAGTTTGAGATCCGGATCGTCGCCGAGGCCGGTCGCGCTGCCGGTGCCGATATATTGCAG